CACAATATGCCAACCTAGAAGGAAACCACCCTGTTACAGGAGAACCTTTTATGGATGAAGATGGTAACACTAATGTTAGAGTTGCTAAAGATTATATCCTAGAAGAAAGAGACAAGGTTATAAAAAACTCATCAGATAGATCTGCTATTGATAGACATATTGCTGAGCAACCTATTACACCAGCCGAAGCTACTTTAAACATAAGCACCAACATATTTCCTAAAAGTGAACTTAAACAACACGTTTCTTTTATAAGGAATCACGAAGCTGTTAAGAATTTAAAACAAGTTGGAGAGCTACTATTTGATTCAAAAGGAACAGTAAAATGGAATTTGAATCCTGCTTTAAGAGATATAAGTAAGTTCCCGCTTAAACCAGAAGACTCTAAGCATGGAGCTGTGGTTGTTTGGGAACACCCTGCAGATGATGCACCTTATGGATTATATGTAATAGGTTGTGACCCTTATGATCATGACTCTTCTACAACAAGTTCCTTAGGTTCAGCGTTTGTATATAAAAGGTTTCAAAACTTTGAATCCTATTATGACTTACCTGTTGCTGAGTACACAGGGAGACCAGAAAGTGCCGAAGAGTTTTATGAACAAGTTAGGCTTTTAGCTTTTTATTATAATGCTAAGATACTATATGAAAATGAGAAAAAGGGACTATTCTCTTATTTCTCACATAAACACTGTGAACACCTACTGGCAGACCAACCAGATATTATTAAGGACGTAGTCCAGAATAGCAAGGTACAACGTACCAAAGGTATTCATATGAATAAGCCAATAAAACAATGGGGAGAAGGTCTTATAAAAGATTGGTTAAATGAAGAATATGCTCCAGGTAAGAAGAATCTTACTAAGATATATTCTGAACCTCTATTAGAAGAACTACTGTCATACAATCCAGATAAAGGTAACTATGACCGTGTTATGAGTTTTATGATGGTGTTGATATATACACAAGAGTTATATCACGTAAATGTCAAGAAGAAAAAAGCTGAAGTAAAAAAGAACGTTCTATTTAAAGATGGCTTATTCAGAGATGACAAAAGATTAATTATTTAATTCGAATTAAAATATGAACATAGATAAATCTACTTTTCCAGTTCAAAAACTTCCCATGTCTAAGAAGACAGACGAATGGGGTGAAGGTTCTTTGGATGCTGTTATAGCTAGGGAAGGTGGTGATGCTTTCATTGGAGGAGACAATCGTAAGGAGAGAATGCGCACAGCTTACGGTTTGTATAACAGTGAATATGACGAGGAAGACTTGAAATACGTAACTGACCCATTCAAAGTTGAAGATGGGTTTCCAGCAAAAACACAAGAGTTTAATATTATTAAGCCTAAGATCGACTTACTACTCGGTGAAGAGAGTAAGAGGCCATTTAATATTAGAGTCATTCAAACCAATGACGAGGCTATCACACAAATGCAAGAAGAGAAAAAGGCTCTATTATCTCAGTATATCATGTCTAGGTTAGGTTTACAACCTGAACAAGATGAAGAAGGTAATCCAATTACCCCTGAAGAAATAGAGAAATATCTCAAGTATAGTTATAAAAGTATAGCAGAAGAAACTGGTTATCACACTCTTAACTACCTTAAAGAGAAACTTAATTTAACAAATGAGTTTTTAAAAGGTTGGAAAGATGGGTTAGTTGGTGGAGAAGAAATATATTATGTAGGAGCAATTAACGGAGAACCTAGTCTAGAACGGGTTAACCCAATGTATTGTTCTTATGATAAAGATCCAGATTTGGAATTCATTGAAGATGGTGACTGGTTTGTACGTAGGATGGAGATGTCTCCTGCTACTGTATATGACAGGTTCTTTGATAAGATGGATGAGTCAGATCTAGATAAACTACTTGACTACGCTGAAGGCACTGTTTCAACAGGCAAGGCCGATGAGGTAAACATGAGAAGCATCATATATAAAGAAAAAATTTCTACTAAATTACAAGATGGTTCTGATGGTAATATGAATCTCATTACAGTATGGCATGGAGTTTGGAGATCCTATAAAAAGATTGGATTCTTATACGAAACTGATCCTGAAACAGGAGAAGAAACTGTAGTACATGTTGATGAGACATATAAAGCAGATCCAGGTGAAAGGATAGAGTGGGAATGGATTCCTGAAGTATGGGAAGGATATAGAGCTGGTGATAGTATATACTTTGGTATAGGACCAGTTGAGTATCAACATGTTTCAATGGACACTCCGTCTACTAAGAAACTTCCATATTGTGGTGTTATATATAATAACACTAACTCTAAGTCTAAGTCACTTACAATGGTTATGAAACCATTACAGTATATGTATATTATACTATGGTATAGGTTAGAACTAACAATTGCTAGGGACAAAGGTAAGGTTATAAACATGGATATAACTCAGATACCAAAAGGATTAGGTATAGATGTTAATCAATGGATGCACTATCTAACTTCTTTAGGTGTTAACTTTATTAATCCTTATGATGAGGGTTGGGATATACCAGGTAGAGAAGGTGGTAAACCATCTCCTAATAACAACATCACTTCTATAGACCTTAGTATGGGTGCTATGATGTCAGAGTACATCAGCATCATGAGTAAGATTGAGGAAATGATTGGTGAGATATCTGGAGTATCTAAGCAAAGACAAGGTAGTATACAACAAAGGGAACTGGTTGGTAATGTTGAGAGATCTGTTATACAGTCTTCACATATAACTGAACCCCTATTCTGGATGCATGGACAAGCAAAGAAAAATGCTTTGACTATGTTGTTGAATGTTGCTAAACATGCTTGGGGCACAAAGAAATCTAAGAAACTACAATATGTCCTTGGTGACACAGGTAGGATATTCTTAGAGATTAATTCTGATTTTGTTTATGCAGACTTAGATGTATTCTTGAGTGATGCTACTAAAGAACATCAGGATGTTGAAGCAGTTAAGTCACTTCTACAAGCAGCTATGCAAAATGGGGCAACTCTATTAGAAGCTACAGAAGTTATAACTGGGGATAACCTTAGTGCTATCAAACGTCAGTTAGCTGACATAGATGAGAACAGAGCCAAAATGGCACAAGCTCAACAAGAAGCTGAAATGCAAATGCAACAAATAGAAGCTCAACTCAAAGGTGAAGAACTTAGAATCAAAGAAGAAGATTCAATACGTAAGGCAGAAACAGCTCTACAGGTTGCTCTTATTGGAGCATCATCAAAAGATGGAAGTGGAGAAGACGATGGCTTTGTTGAGGAAACTAAGTTACAACTACAGAAAGAGAAGCAGGACAAAGATAGTATGCTTAAAGAGAGCCAGCTGAAAGAAGCTGAGAGAAAGAATAGGAAAGCTGAAGAATTAAAACAGCAAGAAATTAGTATTAAAAGAACACAGGCAAACAAACCGAATAAAACAGTATAACAATGGCTGAAGAAAATAAATTTCGAGGATTTGAAGCAATAGCTGATAATTTAATTAAACCAACAGGGGGAACTGGACCGTTAGATAATGACGAGATAGAGTTCACAGACCCTGATGAGATTATAAAAAAAGAAGAGGAATCTACCGAAGAAGAGGAAGAGGTAGTAATAAAGAAACCTGTTAAGAAGGATGAAGAAACTGAAGAGGAAGAAGAGGAAACTGAAGAGGTGGTAAAGGAAGATGAAGAAGAAACTGAACCAATAGATCCTGCTTTTGAAGGAGATATAACTAAGTTCTTCCATCAGAAACTTTCTGAAGAATTAGGTTGGGATTATGATCCAGAGACTTCTTTTGACACAGTTGCAGAACTTGTTGAGTATATGGAAACTCTAGTAGGCACAGCTTCTAAACCAGTCTACTCTAATGAAGAGGTTGGTAAGATAGATGAGTTCGTTAGGAACGGTGGTAAAATAGAAGATTACTACAAAGCAGTATCCACAGGAACTGTTGATGTAGATAATATAGATCTAACCAAAGAGTCTAATCAACGTCTAGTCATAGAAGAGAACCTAAGAAGATTAGGTTATAATGAAGAAAGAATACAAAGAAGTGTAGATCGTTACGAAGATAAAGGTGTTTTAGAGGAAGAATCTGAGGAGGCTCTAGAATTGTTAAAAGAATATAAAGAAAAAAACAAGGAAAAGCTATGAGAGGATACCAAAAAAGAAACTGTACAGCTTCAACAACAGCAACAAAAATTCATTTCAAACGTAGAAGAGACTATAGATAAATTAACAGATATTGCAGGTTATCCCTTAACTTCTAGAGAAAAGAAGGAACTTAAGGACTACATATTCAAGCCGAACAAAGATGGACGGACTTCTTACCAAGTTGAGTATTCAGCTAATCAGGAGAAAAATCTCATCGAGTCGGCTTTCTTTACTAAGAATAAGGATGTAATCTTAGAAAAAGCAAAAAAACAAGCATCCACAGATACTTTAAAAGACATGCAACGGAAACTTAAAACCAGCAGAGGTAAAGGTTCAACACAACAAACCCAAGATAGCGGAAAAGGTTCTTTGCAAGCATTGTCCAATTTAGGACGATTGCTATCAAAACAATAAACAATAAACTATGAAAATAGTAATTTTTAATTAATAGTAAGTTATGGAAAACAATGTATTAAACAGTTTACAACTCTATAAAACCAAATGGTTTGCAGATTTGGTAGACGAAAACATGCTAACCAACGCACTGCTTACTAGACCTCATGAAGTTTCGACTGTACTTTCTTATATTTTCGGTCGTTTCGATAAAGGTAACATCATTGACTTCATTACCAATGGTATGGGTAAAACCATGACTATTGAGCATAGGCAGTATGAATGGAACGTTATGATTGAGCACGATAAGGCAATTGCCATCCGTGCAGCTAAGATCAACAACGTAGCCGTAGATACAGCAAGCACTTCAACAGATGTTCCTGGAATAATGCAACAGCCCATCCAACTTTGGCTTGCCGAAAAATGGTTTGGACCTGGTGCTATTCTCGAATTCGATGATAAAGATTTTCAGGTACGTGTTGTAGGCGAGCCCTACCAAGACGGAAATGAGTTCGTTTACACAGTAGTGATGGCTGACGGACAGCCAGATTCATTTGTTACACCTACGTTACTTGCTCCTGGAAAACAGGTAAGTAGAACAGGTAGTGCTTATGAAGAATACAGCGAAGAAGCTGATATCGTGAACTATCAAACTCCATTCAAACTCAGGAATCACCTGACTACAATGAGAATGGCTTACGACATCACTGGAGACGCTTATTCATCTGTAATGGTAATTGCCATTAGAGATCCCAAGACTAAACAGTCTACATATTATTGGTCAGCTTACCAGGAATGGGTAGCTCTCCGCCAGTGGTATGAAAGAGTTGAT